GACGATGCGTTATATACTCTAACTTTATTCCCATCCATCACCACCGATTTGCCGACTTCTAACGCACTGCCGTCGCTCGACTCAAAAAACTCTTGATAGTCAGCACCGCTTCCAGAAAACGAACCGTCTGCGTACGCATTTCCGTCGCCGCGAAAAGCAAATTCAGTATCGCCAAAACCAGACCCCGAATACATTTTAAAAAAATTATATGCAGAGTTAGCAGATCTTGAAGCATTCATTCTGAAAACAGTGTCACTCTGAGAAGCACTTGTGTTAAAAAAATCAAAACTGCTACCTGCTGAACTATCAGTAAGTTCAAGTCGCTTGCTTGGGCTTGCTGTGCCAATGCCAACCTTGCCACTGGAGTCGATCCGCATACGCTCCGTTGCGGCATCAGATGTATTGGTCGCAAATACAAGTGCGGTACTGTTATCGTCAGCGGCAAATGTCGCTTCGGCTTCGGCCCATATAGCGGCACCTGCTAATTGCGAATCGCCCGTTCCAGCTTCCAACGGCGCAGCAAAATCAATACGGCCTAACACATCGTTGTCGTTAATGTCAGTTAGTGCCGTGGTCAGCTTGAGTTTGCCCGTACTCGTAGTAGCATCAGCAGACGGGCCGCGCACCTCCAGCGTATCCGCAGATTCATCGTAAAGCATAAATGCGCCAGCAGACGCGCCAAAAAATTTGACATCGTGACCCGTGTCATCTACGCCTACAGTAACAGTGCCAACACACGTAAGTGCCGAACCTGTAAATGTGAGATTGGCCTCGCCATTAATTGTATCTGAATCGCTAAATGTAGCTATGCGATTATCTACGCCATTTGTAGCATCTACGCCGCTACCCACTGCAGTGCCATTAACAGAAAACTCCAACCCGCTAGCGAGATCAATGCCCCCATCGTCAATAGTAGCAATTTCAGTCTCATCGACATAGAAACTCATTTTGCCGTGATCGCCCGTACTGCTTGCAGTTTTAGTTGTAAACCGCAGCTCTTCCAGGGTTTTATTACTGCCACCGTTGAGTGCCTGAACGACGAGTGCTTCCGTAGCAGATGTTCCGATACTCATAGATACATCTGCATTGTTATTATCGTCAAATACTGTAACATCACCAGCAGTTGCGACAATAGTCCCAGTGCCTGCATTTAAAGTAAGGTTGTTGTTTCCGCTCGTATCTATGGTAGCAGCAGCGTCAAAACTAAATGTAGAGGCATCACTTTCAATAGTGCCTCCATCTAAAGTAAGTACTGCACTACCCGCATCAAGTGATAAAGCGTTATTCCCACTTGTGTCAATAGTAGTAGCAGCATCGAATGAAAGTGTAGTTGCATCACTCTCTATAGTTCCGCCGTCCAGAGTTAGCGTAGCGCTTCCGGCATCCAAAGACAGCGCATTATTTCCGCTAGTATCAATCGTTGCGGCACCATTAAACGACAACGTATCTCCGCCTACATCTATATCACCCTCAAAATCCATCAGCCAGGCAGCAGTAGTAGAATTTGGAGTTATCGTCAAGCCAGTAACGTATGTACCCGCCGACGCTATGTCATTCCCGAGAGTTAGCGTTCCTCCATCAGCTACATTCAACTTCCACTCATCACCTGCATCATCGCCTTCATCAGCCATTAACGTAATAGCCAACCCAGCGCCTTCAGTTGCGGCGAATTTCAGAGAGTCCGTAGTAGTTTCATCGTAGCCTACAAATACATTCTGGTCTGAACCGAACTTTATGAATTTGTCATCTGCGACATATACATCTCCCCATTCTTGCGACGCAGACCCCATATCAGCACCCCCTGTAGAGTCAGGAAGTATTGACGTATTAAAAGTCGTCGCCGCATCAAAAGTTTTTGTCCCAGTAATAGTTTGTGTTTGTTGTAATGTGACAATCCCATCACCAGAAGAATAGTCTATATTTGACTCATCTAAATTACCATTAATCAGAGTAAATAATTGATCAATGTCTACATTCCATTGATCGTCTGTAGGTTTTTCTCCTGCAACAAAAGAATGTGATCTAGTTATTGTTCCCATTATTCTTCTCCGGCTTTATCTCGTTGACGAGCTTCGCGAGCAAAATCAGCGTGATTCGCAAGGATGCCTCCTATCGTATATCCTTGTTTTCCCATTGCAACTGCTGTTGGATAATTATTGTGCATCTCTTTCACTATTTCAGTTAAATAATCTGCAGCTCGTTTAGAAACTCCTATCTTAGCTGCAAAATTGCCAACTATCCTAGGCGCAGCAAATGGAATACCCATTAAAGGCCACCAGGAAACCGCTCCAAATGCCGCCCCAGCACCTAAAATACCTATAGCCATCTGCCTACCTACAAGACCTTTAGGTTCCCAACCTCTAAACTCCATTGCTTCTAACGCTGCGCCTAAGTTCATTCCCCGTGCTTCTCCGCGGGCTAGTAATTCTTTGCGATACTTAGCAGCTTCGCTACCGCCTGCAGCTATCTTACGTAATACAGCGCCAGCATTCTCTGACCCATCTCTATACAACCCCCAAGCCTTACGTACACTGTTTTCCCAGACAAGTGATTTTTCTACTTCTTTCATTAAATCATCAAACGATTTATTTGAAACTTCTGTTTTCCCAGGTAATCCGCTTAGTTTTTTACGGATTTCAGAAGAAAAATCCATTAATGCAGCATCAATAACAGAAGCTCCCTTCTTAGGATATTCGATAACATTTCTAATATTATTATGTAATGTAAACAATTCCCGAGGCGATAATACATTACCAGTTTTTAGATAGTCATTTATACTGGTAATAGCAGCATCAATATGGTGAATTTCGCTGCTAGGAATTCCACGAAATTCACTGCGAGCTAATACATCATCTGACAACTTTCCTAGTTGACGCACCATTATAGGAATTTCTCGAGTCGTAGATTCTCCTATTAACTGCACATTCGCGCCACGATCATTCACATATACAGGATCATTAACTATTTTTGTATTTATTTTTGTAGCCCCATCTTTAATATGCACATTATGCGACGCTAATCGTGTTTTAAATGATTCTATTAAATCATTAATATCAAGTTTAGTACCGCCTTGATCTGCAATAGATACAGGAGCTCCAGTAGTAGGATCAGTAGTTACAGGCGCAGTTTCATCTAGAATTTGAGGAAATTCATTTGTGTAAGTGTCAAGTCTTTGCTGGCCTTCTTGATCAAGTAAATCCATCATCTCAGTTAAAACTATTTCCTCATCCTTCACGCCTTTAAGCACCTTCATAAATGTTTGGTATCTAGTCTCGCCTACACCTTTTCCAGTAAGCCTCCCCATAGGGGTAGCCGCTACTTTTTGCTGATCTGTAAATCCACGAGTAGTTTCGGTAACCTCGCCGATCTTAGCTAATTTCATCCCAGATGCAACAGTAGCCGGAATTCTAAATCCACCAATTTCTAAGGCTTTTAATAATCCTTTTGTGCCTTCAAATGTAGCTTTAGCAGACTTTCCAAGCGGATCTACTGCAAACTCTCCGGTGTGTCTTAGGGCTTTATACGTTTTAGGGGCAATGTTTTCTAACTTCGCTAAACTGCTGCCAATCGACGAAACTTTTGCAACGCGGCTCGTAGCTGGACCGACAACTGGCGCAAGATTAAGCAAAGTCTCAAACGGACGCTCTACTAATGTTTCACTGGGATTTGTAACCTGATGCTTTAAATCTTCCCAAATAGCAGACGCGCCTTCTTTGCTAAAAAGTGTGTTTAGTGTTTCCCCTGGATCAGTCACCATATTTGCCAGCGCACCATAAGTATCTACAGCATTCCCAGGCAAATTACGTACTAACGCCGATAAGTTATTAAGAGAGAATAGGCCAGACGCAGGATCGTATGGAATAATAGCATCTCGATCTCCCATACTTCGGGTATCAGTACTAGACCCGTACTTATTCCTGTATGCATCTATCCCTATCTGGTCAATAAGATTCAGCGTATTTTGAATCTCTACGTCGCCGTATTTATTTCTTAGTTGAGGAACTGATAATGAACTAATTTCAGATGCTGGTATAGCCATTTTATATTACCTTTATTAAGGCTGCGCTAATATAGAATTTGATGACTGTCTACTGCCCTCCTGCACGCCCTTTAGGCAAAGCCATCTTAAAAAAGTCGCTAAGTCCGCTGCCTATAGTACTGAATGTTTCCCCTACATGATACCTATTTAGTATCTCTCGATCAGCTGCCGTTAATTTCTCGCCGCGACGCTGCTTAGCCTTAACTTTTTCATACTCAAGGTCAATTGTTTCACTGCCAAAATTGATTTGCTGATGTAATTCTTGAACCTGTGCTTGTTCTACAGGAGTTAAAGCTTGCCCAGATTTAGCTTTTTGCAATAAAGTTTTAATCTGCCGTTCTTCTTGAGTATTTGTAGATATACCATCTACATCAAGAAGTGGAGCGAGTTCAAGTAATTCTTCAGGAGGACGTTTTAGCAAATCAAATCCTTGAAGGGGCTCTTGAGGAAATCCAAGCTCTTCCCGCAGTGAATCTACACTAGCCTCAAATTGCACTGCATCATAGTGTGGTATTAACTCTTGAAACTTTTCTTCAATTTCTGTAGTTTCTTTTTCCGTACGATCCCAAGACCCTCCAACTAAATCTGTAGCCCATTCAGGTATTTCCTGAATATCTGCTATAGTAATAGGAGCACCTTGACTGATATAATCCAAAGCACTAGAAGCCACAGTACGAGCAAAAATCTCGCGGCGTGCAATTATCTGCTTCATCCGCTTTGGGTCAGCAGAATCTGGATACGCACTTTTTGCAGCAGCCGAGGCATATCCAATAGCCCCTCTAGCTAATTTCGAGCGTAAACCCTTATCCATAGCCTCTGCAAGTTGCGCCATACTTTCAATTGTTTCAGTAGTAAACATGGTCCCGCCAAATATATTTTGAACCGCCAACATAAATTGCTCAGCTTTTCCCGCGCTTTTTCCTTGCCATACTGTTATATCACCTTCACGTACAGTAGCTTCGTCAATTAAGCGTTGGTAATTATTTACTATTGAAATATGATACGTACCTTGATCAGGAAAAGCGTCTTTTATTTGCTCATGAGTTAATGATTTTAAATTATGCGCATCCATATACGCACGAAAATCATTAATTGTCGCCATTAATTTACTATATTGCATAGTATAATTATTATAAGATTTAACTTCAGGCAACTTAATATATTGATTGAATAAATCTAAAGTACGATCAGATGTAGCCTTTTCCATCGCTGCATAATCTTCTGCGGCTAATCTCGCTTCTTGCTGGCGAGCTAAAGTTTCAGCTTCAAGTCTCGCCTTGACCCTTTCTGCTAACTCTTCTTCATTCAGCCGTTGAGTTTGAAACGCTTTCAATATTTGAAATTGATCATTCTCGTACTCTTTTACCGTAGTAGCAATTTTTGAGCGCATCCCGTTCTCAAAGTAATCTTGAAATGCTAGAGATACATTGTTTTCTCTCATCATCTCTTTAACATTTTCTGATGAGGTCATTTCTAAGAATCTCTTCTTTTCTAACTCAAGCTCTGCCCAATCTTCATTATACTCTTGGGAAGGTCCAATAGTACGTAGATTATCATCTACTGCATCATACACCATATCTACATAATTAGCTACAGTGTTATTACCATCACTTCTTTCAGCTTCTTCAGAATCTTTATAATTATCATACCCGCCAGAAAACCATACAGATGCAGCACTTTTAATTATATCTTCTGGGCTTTTATCATTTTCAATGCCATGACGCACATACTCTGCAAATTTATTACGTACTAGTGCTTCTTGCAAGCCTGGGTCATTCATAAACATTTCAGGAGTAATCTCTTGGTCGCCAGTTAGTAAACCTACCTCACGTAACCAAGGATTTATATTCGCGCCCATAACTTGATATTTACCGTATGCGCGATCTCCTTTATATTGGCCAGAAGTTAATATAGCCCCCTCAGCTTTATACGGATCAACATAACCTCCTGACTCCACCTTTGCAATACCTTGCAGTATTAGCGGAGTCATTAAGTCTGCAGTAACTGCTTGCCTTACACTTTTATAATGTGGAGTTTCAAATTCTTTATCTGCTTCCCATTCAGCTCTAATCTCAGGATCAGACATATCAACTCCAATTTTAATCGCTTGGAGTCCTTTTAGAGCCGCTAGTTCACCTTTTTCGCGCGCATCCTCAACTTTAAATGCACGCATCTGTTCTTTATGCAGATCATCAGCTCGCCGGGCTGCCTTTGCTTGTATGAGCGCGGTTTCTTCGGCAAGTTTTAGTTTTATTTCAGACTCTCTAAAATCTTGTAGTTGCTGACCTAAAGAGGTTAATCCAGACCCAACATTCGACAAAAGTCTAGCAGTATTTGCGCCGCTTGACTGCATTACATCAGGATTAGGTGCTACAGATCCGCCAGACAGAATAGATATTAGATTAGCTGTACCTATGGCGCGACGATTCTCTTCTGCTTGGCGACGTTGCTGACGGCCTCCATATAGAGTTTCTCCCAATGCCCCAAGAGTCTGCAATCCTGCGCCAGCAAAAGCTAAATTTCTGCCCATATTAGAAGGAGCGTAAGATGATGTACCGTAACCTTCTGTAACACTGCCAGTAGGTTGCGGTACTAGCCCCTGAATAGGGTCAGGAATTCCTCCAATTTGCAATGGCCTCGGAGTTAATTGCGATCTTGTATTTCTTTGAGCCATTCCAGCGTATGGATATGCTTGCGTCATAACAATTCCTTAAATTCGGTTGCCTAAGTTATAGCTTAACTGTATGGAGAGTTAGGATCAGTCCGGCCTACCCCTGAAAGAAGGCCTGAGTCTTGAATGGGTCCAACAGCAACTTCAGGATTAGTAACTCTACGTGGCATATACGGCAAAAGATTCATTCCAAGCGATCCTATGTTTGCCATAGTGCCAAACGCATCTGCGGCTGGAGATTGCATTAGTTGAGGTTGAGCAATCGCACGCTGTCCAGTAAGCGCAGAGATCATAGCAGCGCGAGCTTCCGCGCGTTCATTTTCTTCCTGCTGGCGACGAGCCTGTTTCCCTCCGTAATGCCTTCCTCCAATATTTCCCCCAATTTGCAATGCTGTAAGCGCATAAGGCAACGCTTTTTTCGCTAATTCCCAACCGCCTGCTGCTACTTCAGATGCCATTTTAATTCCTTTCGTTAACCGGGTCCGCTGCGTCCGCCACGCCAATTTGCAGGTACGCCTACTTCGATTCCATCAACATTAGTTGTTGTTGTTGTATTAGGAATTATAGGGTCAAGACGCCCCAGATAGGCCAAATCTTTACCCAGGGCACCTCCTAACTCAGCGCGGAGTAATGCAGCCAATCCGCCAGGTGCTCCACTTCCTGCTCCAATCCCTAAGTCCATATTAGCTTCTTGAGCCGCTAACAGTGTACCAATCGCACGATATAAAGCGTCTTGTTCAGCCTGCCCTTCTGCAAAATCTTGCTGTCGCGTAAACTGATTTTGTTGCGTTTGGAACTGACGCTCTGCAAAATCTCGTGCTCGTTGCGCTTCTTGTTCGGCAAAAGTTTGTGTCCGGCCAAACTGAAGTCGCGACTCTTCCCAACGATCTCGCTCAAAATCTTCTTGACGCTGTGCAAAAGCCCTTGCTTCTCGAGCTTCTTGTTCTGCAAAATCTTGCTGGCGTCCAAACTGCAGTTGCTGCACAAACGCTTGGTCTTCTGCAAAATCCTGGGCGCGCTCAAATTGCAGCTGTTGTTGAAATCTATCTTTTTCTGCTTGCTGCTCTTTCCATCTATTATTTTCGCGCTGGAAATTATAATCATTCTGCGCTTGATTATAATTAAATAAATTCTGTTCGCTCTGCAAAAAGATTTGATTTTGGCGGTCCCTGTAATTCTGCCCGCTAATAAAATTCCGCTGCAATGCAGATTCGTTTTCTTGTAACTGTCGATCTAAATCTGCTTGCTGCGAAATAAAAGTATTTTGCTCACGCTGAAAATTATATTCATTTTGTTTCTGCGCTTCTTGCGCATTAATCTGCTCTCGCTGCAAAAATATCTGATTCTGCCTGTCTCTATAATTCTGTCCAGATATAAAATTGCGCTGAAATGCTGACTCATTCGATGCAGCTTCTCGATCCAACTGAGCCTGTTGCGACACAAATCTATTCTGTTCTCGAGCAAAATTCTGCTCATCTTCAGCCATGGCTCGCTGAAATGTACGAAGATTTTCAGATTCTGCAGCACGAGCAAGTAGATCACGTTCTTGAACTACTAACTGCTGTTGTCTATCCGCAGTAGCTTGTTCTGATTGAAATCCACGAGCAGCTTGAGCTAAATTATCTTCATGCAATCTATTTAAATTAGCCTGCTCTCTTGTAATAATACCTTGTTCCCGAGCTTGATCTTTCTCGTGCTGACGTTGAAGCTTTTGCAAATTAGACTGGGCATCAATTTGATTCTTAGATAAATCTAACTGCAACTGTCTATCTGACTGCCTTTGTGCGTGTTCCTGCGATATAATTCCACGCTCAAAGTTTTGTGCAGATACACGTTCAGCAGTCTGTTGCAATCTATTTAAATTAGCTTCACTTTCCTGTAGATTCCTTTCAGCTAATCGTTGCTCATTTTCATTCTGCATCATCGCTAATTGCTGATCACGTGCAAAGCCGCTTTCCGTAGCTTGAAAATCTTGGCGTGCATTTTCAAGTGCCATTGCAAACTTATTCTGCCCTGTCTGCAAATTTAGCTGCAAGTTACGGTCAAGTGCTGCTTCAGCTGATTGAGCGTCTAATTCAGAAGCCCTAAAGTCTATGTCAAACATACGCTGACGTGCAGCTTCATTGGACCTGAATGTACGATCAGCAGCAGATTCATCGCCCCTAAATGTACGATCCAATTCAGACTCAGTAGATGCGAATCCTCTTTGGAGCTCCGCTTGAGTCTGTTCATGCAACAATTGACGATTAAATTGATCTTTTTGCGCATCCAGTTGTAATTTGCGCAATCCACGATCTGCAGAGGCTTGATTAACTCTATCTTGAGCTTCTTGCTCACTAAGTGCAATCCTACGTTCATCTAACGAAACCGCAGCTTCTGCCGACTCTCTTTGTGTATCCTGAGCACTACGAGCAAGATATTCTTGTTGCTGCTGTGCCCGCATTTGATTCTCAAAACGCTCACGCTCTGTCGGTCCTAAGCGAGTTAATCCTCGAGCCAAAGTTCTATCTGCAACATCTTGCTGCAACATATGACGTTGCAAATCTAGATTTCTCGCTGCAGACAGTTGATCAGACAACGATGCAGCACGTTTTAATTCTGCATCTACCTCAGCACCTCGAAGTGTTCTGCCTTCTTGAATTCCTGACGTAATTAAATCTTGCTGCATTTGCTGCATGTCAGCAGCAATTCCCTGCCTACCACGTAAAACTTGGCCTTCAAATTCTCCTAATACGTCAGCAGTATCTCCGCCCGCACGCAACAATCCTAATCTACTAAGTTTTTCAGTAAGCGCATCTCTTGACCGCGACGCATCTTCCTCTAACTGCGCTGTACGTTCTGCTTCAATTGCATCTAATGGAGTGCCTCGCATTCTATCCATAATAGAAGTTTGCAATTGATCGCGCAATTCATCTGTCGCGCCAAACTCAGGTGTAATTATAGGCAGTCCACGTACATTTCCATATGCTTGCCGCCCTGCCAGTTCTGCGCCACGTAAAGTTTCCCCTACCGCGGCTTCCTGCTGCTCTCTAACTGCATCTTGCCTGGCCCACTGTTCTCTGGCCAAGCGTTCTTCTTGCTGCTGACGCTGGCCCAAAGACTCCATCAACGTATTAAAACGTTGCTGCTCTGCAGACTGTCTATCAATCATAGCTTGAGTAAATACATCGCCAAACTCAGACTGTACTGCCTGGCCTACTTGGCCTTGAATATCTGCCTGCATTAACTGATTCTGGATTATCTGACTTATTGCATCTTCAGTAACTCTGCCTTCTTGCGATTGGGCTAAAAGTTCTTGAAGTTGTCCTGAACCTAATGATTCCCGTCCAAGCAACTGCTGCAACATTGCTTGAGTTTGGCCTTGTGAAGCCGGTTGATCTAATCTTTCAGAAAGACTTCTAATTAAATCTTGCTGCTCAGATAGTTGTGCACGTAACGCACTATCATCGTAAGGAGCCCCACCTGCAGCCGCAGCTTCTTCATCAGCTGCTACTCCTGCTGCTACAGCGGCATCAAAAGTAGCCTGTTCTTGGCCCATAGGTCTATCAGGAGCAGATGGATCATATGTATTTGTAAAATTACGTATTCTTTCTAATACATTACGAGAAAACGGGTCAGTAGCAGACCGTGCTTGTAGTTCATCGTAACCTAACGTGGGTGATCCTTCAAGATCAGAAAAAGTTGCTACAGGGTTTCCTGCGTTTGGATTACGTTTTATAGCATCAATAAATGCTTGAGCTGTTGCTCCTTCGTTGTAATTTGAACCGCCTAATCGCGATCCTAACATTGGAGTCAACTGATTCTGTACAGCTCTTGAAAAGTCTGTCCCAGCACTTAAAAGATTTTGCAAATTAACATTACGCGAATACAGCGGATTATTATCAGGATTAGATCCTAACAAATCCGACAAATCTATATCAGCAGAAAGTTTAGACAAATCTACCTCTTGCCCAGGCAACATACTACGTGAGCCTTGCAGTTGTCTTGCAAACCTTTTAGCTAATTCTTGTGGATCTAAACTTGCTATGTTAGGAGCAGAAGGAGCAGTTAAATCAGCAAGCTCAAACGCTCCTTGAGAATAATCACTGCCTAAACCTCCTACAATATTTTGAAATTGATCTTCGTCAAACCTTTTTCCAAAACGAGCTTGCAATGCGGCTCTTTGAAAAATTGGGTCATTAGCTCCTACAGTTGTACTAAATGGATTTTTAGCCATTACTCAACTCCTAATTGACGCTTAGTCCGCTTACCAATAGGCTTAAACATTACTAATGCTCTACGTAAAGCCATAGGTTCATCTTTATTATTTGCGGTGTATTTTAATTGCGTAACAGGATCATATCCCCACATATCAGTATCTAGCACATACGCAGTAGTTGAACCTCGAATAGACGACGATCCAACTATAAACGCAGTTTCAATTGCATCACTTGGATCACCTACACCTATACCGTCCGTACGCGACACAATAGAAGGCCCACGTTGCTGTACATTTATTTCATAATCAGTTTCAGCGGCTTCGAATTCATGACGTGCATACAACCATCTTACCACCTCGGCAAGCGAAATCGGAGGAGTTGCAGCCAATGACACAAAACTCTTAATAGCAGTAGTATTGTCATTAGTCCCAGAGTCATGCACATACAACAACCCGTCTTCAGAGCCGCCAAAATGGGGCGAATCGTTGAAATACGCAGCACAGATTCGTGTGAAATCTTCAAATACTCCAACCCATTGTTGTCTTTTATAATTCCATACGATATATTTATTCATCAACACTTGACTAGTACCGTACGGCAATGCAAATATAACCTGATTCTTCGCTCTATTTTCTACTGCAAAGCTATGCTGCAATCTATCTTGAATTACATTATCCCAAAATTCACTGCCATCAAAATTCCCCGAAATCTTAATCGGAGGGTTTGAACCATCCCAAATGTATATCCCATCACGCCTCACAAACACCTGGTTACCGTATTCATCCATCACTACCGAACGCCGGGCAACAGTCCCACGGTCTGCCCTACGTTGAATCGAGTATGGAGTATCAGCATTCCCAGTCGGAAACAAACCATAAATCGCATCGTCATTGTGTAATGCGAAGAAACTCTTTACAGGCCCAGCTCCCGTAATAGCTCCATCAGTTTGAAAATAATCATTCGCGCCATACGCTTCTATGTCAGTATTCGACGAATAGTGCGCTCTACGTTCTCCTTGATTTGTATTTATCAGCCAAGCTCTGTTGTCCCACCACGCTACTACAGAAGCCCTTGTTACACTACTACTGCCCATTCCCAATGCTGCAAGATTGCCTCCAGCAGCAGTCCATTTCTTAACAGTATCCACCCCATTAGTTGCAATCAATGTCCCCGCTGCGTTTGCAGCTATAAAAGTATTATCATTTGCTGCCGTTATAGTTTGACTGCCAGTACGATCTGTCCAAGTACCGCTAGCATCTTCGTAGAATTTATCGCCCGCAAATACAAATACTGCAGAGGACGACGTGCTAAATCTTTGTTTTCCACATCCAGTTATAGAAGGTGTACTAGATAATGCTGAAGATATATATTTAGTATACCCTTTGCGGGTCTTTATGCTCCCCGCATCATCTAGCTCCACATTCTTCATTTCTGCAAGTACATCAGGAGCCAAGTCAACTGCTGGCACGCTATAATCTACAGTCGTCCAGGGCCCAAATGTAATTGACTCCGCATTAATGCCCATTAGGTCAAAGATCCTTCCCTAACGTCAAACACAAACTGATCAACTGCGGATTGATTCAAGTATCCCTTTTTGCCTATCTTAGTGACACTATCACCATTAATTTGAGACTGTATTCCGTATCCAATTCTCAAGTTTCGTTGCATCAATTCAAACTCAGTTCCAGCACCATCAAGATCGCCCTTTTCAGAATAAAACATCGAACTTAGGCCGAACAATAGGCAATTCTGAAACCATCTCGGACAATATTTTTGCAAATCAGTACTATCGTAGCTCGTGCTCATTTCAGGAAATGCCTGATTATACCAATAATTAATCGTCTGCACACCGTCAGGCACAGGATATGCAAGTACAGTAACCACTCCCGTACTAGTATTCATCCCCGAAATTATTAAATCTGTAACCGTACCAGTTTCGCTATAATCAGGATCAGTGTCTTCCAGCCAATCCAGAGGTCTAAAGTTTACTTTGCTATTATTCGTATAATTCTTAGCTAAGATAGGAGTCTCGAAATCGCTTGCTAGATCGTAATCTTGATCTGTATCAGCAGTCGTAATAGTACCTTTTTTACGCCTAAAATACCAATTAGGAGACTCTCCCATCAGCATCGCCGATACGATATCGACGTATTTATACGCGTTATTAGTAAACGTTGACGAAGATGCGGTTAATCCGCACCTCCGCAACGATATAGTCATTAACTCAGAAAGAGTCATATTACATATGCGCTATACGAGCAAGCGCCTCCGCATCTTGTAATTCGCTGTCAAAATCCATAGACCCAGTACTAATATGATTACCCATACGCCAGTTTTCTACCCAAATGGTCACAGCCTCCGGTCCTTTTTCTATCACGCCTTCCGGAGGTGCGGGCACAAATCCTTCGTATTCTTGTTCGATATACGCATCAGATGCAGTTTCGTCTGGTTGATCTACATTACGAATTCGCAACGTAGTGATCTCTGAATCCCTAACGGCTTCTCCGTTTGAACGCATGTACTCACGAGCTTGCTGGTTGACGTCTCCCGACTTCTTCTTCCTTACCGGAGGATTCCCCAAAGCCCGGTTAATAAGAGCCTTAGTAGATTCATCGGCGTTAAGGATAACCTTTACCAATTCTTCGCCCGCAGACAAAGGCTTAGCCGGAGCCCGTCGAACATCTTCCACAGGCTTATCCTCATTAAGCTTGGCCAAATCGCTCCTTAGCGTCGTACTTTCAGACATTACTTACTTCTCACTTTCCGCTTAGGCTTGGCGTTAGTTACTTTCTTCTTGGTTTTAGCTGCATGCTGCTTTGCAGCCTTACGCCCAGCCGCTGAGTATGAAAAACGCTTTCCGCCAACTTTTGGCATAACCATTCTCCCATTTAAATAAGGTAGAGGCACCGCCTTGATGCCTCCACCTTAACACTACACTACCAAGTTCTGCAAAACCACACCCACATGACCTGTGTCATCAGGTGCGAATGTAGCCAAGCCGACCAAAGGCTCAGTTTCCGCATCTTTGGCGTGTACAGCACCCGCAACGCCATCCGAAAGCGTAAGATTTTGACCAGCAGCAATAGTGCCGTCAGCCAAAATAGTCGCTACGCCCGCAGTCTGGAACCAACCGTAATAGTTAGCCTGGAAAGTAATGGGCGTTACACCAGCAACGATGTAATCAGTAGACGTTGCGCCTACAACATTGTACCACAAACTACCAGTAACAGCTACGTCGGTTGCAGTCGTGACGGCAACTGCCAAGCCATCAAACAACGTAAACGTAATAGCATTACTATCAGCAGCCGTGTTACTCTTAATGCGATACTGGAAACCTTCTCCGGCATCATCAGTAATATGCAAATAACCTCCAGCATACTGATTCTCAGTAGCACTGCCGACAGTACCAGAATCCGTATAAGTAACTTCAGTAGCACCCGCAGATGCCGCAGTCAACTTACCATCAGATTCTACGATAGCCGTAGCCGAAACATCCTGAGAAACCAACAAACCACGGTTAATGGCAGCGGCAGTATAACCGTACCGGAACACACGACCATCCGCGAGCTCCAGCTTTTCGCCAATAGGATATACAGCAGTCGACGACTCCTCATAAATCCCCTGGCCAGTTTTACTTCCAATGCCTTCACCGCCTACGCGGTTATTGCTGAAATTATGTGCTCTAAAATTAACAGCCATCTTAATTTTTCCTTTCCCTATGGGCAGGGCTAAACCTCCATTGGCTTGGAGGCAGGATTATCTACTAAGTAAACGTAGTAGCAACACCCAAACGACGGGGGTTATTAATAACGAGCTGACAGCCAAGAACAACAAACGCGACCTTAGCGAACTGATTCACCGGCTCCTTAAAAGGAGTCTTAGCGAAGTTCTTGTTCGCCTGGATCTTCATCTTGATGTAATTGTCATTCAGCATATACAGGTGCTGCGAAGCGCAGTCACGATCATAACGGACAGTAGCGCCACGGAAATTCGGCATACCCGCATCAGCTGCACCGCGAGTACCGGCTTCTAGCCGCGCATAACCGGTCGACTCAAAAATCTCCTGAAGGTCGCCAAAAATGGTTAGCGTGGTAAATATATCCGTAGGCGTTTCATTACCTTCCGAACAATCATTCCAGAGCGACGACATACCCGTGAGGCCAGCATAAAAGTCACCAGACTTCGAATCTACATCAGTAGAAGAAGTATTGGCCTTATTACGCCACCAAGTATTGGTCGCACGATTAATACCACCGACAGTACCCGAAGTGGCAGTATCAGCAACAAGATCCTGGAGACCCAGAATCGACTTGCCAGACTGCGCACTGTAGAGTGCCGCATTGATGGCATCCCGAGCAGACATCATAGACTGCTTGGTTTTAGCTTCGAGCAATCGCATAGCACTGTCGCTCTTACGATTCTCATCTTCTTCAGTCATAGAAATCGTAATGGGTACGGCATAGTAACGCCACGGGAAGAAAGCCGCAGTGATACCATCAACAGCATCGGTACCAACAGTGTCATACCCGTCGAACCAAGTACCGCTGTTCTTGCCATACATTACGTCTTCTTGGATTTCTTTGCCGCCTGCCTCTACTTCTGCTTTCGAGTTAAACATACGCAGCGTCGGATACGCGTCAAAAATCGTATCAGTCAGCCGCTTACGCTTAGCTCGCATAGTAAGAGTCCAAGCAGCATCCCAAGTTTCAGTGGTGCTGGAAGCTGCCATTATTCAAATCCTATGTTCTTAAGACCATCGAGAACTTGACTCGTGTCAAGTCTACCCGACGACGTATTATTGGAAGGAACAGAACGCGGCCCAGGCCCAGTCCTATTGGGCTGAGTAGCATTCTGCGGTGCAGGAGATTTCAGACCCCCATTATACGCCATTGCTTTTTCATATGCTTGCAATACCGTATATGGTCTATCTGTCTCTGGGTTTGTTTTGCCGCGAAAATATGCAATGTCATCCTGCATTTTCCAGATTGCATCACCATGAGCCGCGGTAGCTTCGTCAATCTCCGTCTGAATTTGAGATTGTGCCTGCTGCTGTTGTTGCTGTTGATTCTGTTGGTAGGACTGCAATATCTGACCTACACCATTTTCCACTGTCCCTAAACGTTCTAGATACGGCTTAAAGATGGCCTGAGCAATTGATTCTACAGCAACGGCAGCGTCATAACCTTCAGACTCAGCCGTGATACCCAGTGACGGCAAAATCGAACCGTTCTCCGTAGATTGCGGTTGTTCTTCTTGGCCCTGGGCACCTTCAATTATACGAAGATAACGCTCCTCGGCTTCGCGCATGCGCTTTTCTTGGTTGCGCAAATCCATGTTAGTACGATTTAGAATCGACTGTTGCTGACGCGCAACTTTCTGAAGAGGCTTGTATTGTTCAGGGACACTTTCTATATCCCCAGATAGCCAGTCAAACTGCACTGGATCAAACTCTTCTTGCGCCTCAGTGAATTGGGCGTCATTAGCTGCTGGGTCAGCTATTTGAATTCCAACGTCTGGTCCAACGGCTTCGTCTAATCCTGCTCCAAAGACGCCTTCGTCAACCTCTTCGCTGGATTCAACCGGCTGCGTAGCTTCTGACATAAAATATACTCCTTACGATTGTATAAATTCGGGAACTGAAGTTATAGGGTCAATAACGCTAAAGCCAGTTCTGCAAGTTCCCGAGTTTTTGCAGAAGCTCTAGCTTCCCTGTTAGCGACATTCATAATTACAATTGGACGCACAAGTTCTTTTTCCGTATGCAAAAGAAATTTAATCTCAGCCGATACCATCGAGAGCCTCCTTTTCTAGACGTTTAATATCTTCTGGCCCATTAATCCATCCACCAAGTTGTTTAGATTCTTCTTTTTGAGGAACGATCTCTTTTCCTGGCCCTTGATAGCCAGGCGGGCGTTCATGTTGACGGGAGCCCTTTACAGGATCTGCAGCCTCAATTACATCAAACTTCTTCAGCAATCGCTGTTTATGCGAATAATCTTCTACAACACAACCAAACCCCGGATGGTACTTTCCATACATTGAAGCAGCATTAGGGTTAAACTTAGCCGGACCTGTAATGCGTCCATAATGAATCCCCATAGCTTGCCCACAACACTGAGGTGCACCAGTAATAACGTCACACTTTTCTGCGCTGCACTTAGCGCAAAAATAATCATGATTTATAGCCATTTATGCGCCTTGTCCCGTTAATGTTGCCACGTCTGCAGTAGCGGCGTCAGCAGTCTCTTGAGCATTCTGCCTTACCTCACTTATAATACCCCCTTGACCGCCTTCAATTAAGCGTCCGTCTACGCTAGGCTGCGATCCGCCACCTTGAGGCTGTGCTACCATTTGTTGATGCATCTGTACATGTTGCATTGCCACCTGTAGTACTAGCTGCTGCATCTGGGGAGGTACTTGAGCAAACTCAGGCCGCTGTGACAATACCTGCGGATTCTCTGCTTGAATATGAGCAAAGTGATCCATCCCTTCAGTAACTGGAGGCATCTGGCCTTGCATCAATAATCCAATTTCTATTTCTATAAGCGCAAGTGCGTCACCGCCAGCCATGCCTCTAAGTAGTTTCTCTGGAGTAGCACGCCTAAACCCACGCATTAACATTTTAGTAACTTCTACCTGGTCTACTAAAGGATTAGCCATTAACCGATCATACAACAAAATAGTATTCTGCTGTTCAATTTCTTCGATCATCGGCTGCATTGATTGCGCGTCAACTCTTAGGGCAAAATCAAAATTAAACGATTCCGTAGTCAACACACTATACTCTGCTTCAGCATCTTCATCTGCAATATTGATAATAAAGTTGTGAGGCGTGTACCTAAAGTCGCGCCACGTTCTAAAGTTATTAGTCGTTATATCCTCGTACACTTCCGCAACAGCCTGCTGCATCCACTCTCTATTAAGGGACGATTGACCCGCAAGAAGTGCTGATTCTGTCGCAGTTTTTCTACTTGCACCTTGTTGTGCTAAATCTCCAACGTGCAATGACTGTTCTTCGTAACTCCGTGCATCTGACTCCAAACCTAGTTGATCCGTCGGTACGTTACCCCAATTAGCTTCTCTAATACTCTGCAAAGATTTAACAGCTACAATATCACCATCTTCAGCATCGTTAAGACGTTTTTCTAATTGTGAATTTGCGCCAAGTTCGCTTTCTTCAGCAAAAATAACACGAGCAAAACGCTTCAGGACATCTGCACGCCGAGATACAGACTCAATAATTAAAGCTTGTAAATCTTCAATATACTCCATTGGAGGTATGGGATAAAACGAATCGTTAAGATCAAACCGTAACGGAACATACTGAGTACCGTTCTTAAGTAGCGAACCAGGAAGTGGCGTAGAGCCTACAATTCTATTGTTAGAAACCTGAGCTGATATATTCCCAAATGGATGCGGAACATCTTCAATAGGGTCTTCTAGATGATCTAAGAATGTATGCAGCCTACCATCAATACGATTATGAACCTCATAAATCTTAATCGTCTTCTTATCACCTTTGATGCGATTAATTATTTCATCTTCTTCGTCATCATACAAATCAGTTCCGAGCCGTCCATACTCTGTACCAGGCTGCAAATCCTCAATAGCATCCAGTCCCTCTGGCAATGTATATCGCGGATCATCGCGCACAAACTTAAACGGCACCTCGATCTCTTCAATTATATAATACGCATACCCAATACTTTGAGGAGGGCAATCGGGATCAGGGAATATCCGAAAAGGATCTTTACGCATGTAACACGTAAACCCTTCTCGCATAACGTCATTGCTTGTATAAGGAGGGAATGAATCCGTACCTACAGGATTCCACCCAAACTTACCCCAACCTACTCCACAAAAGGCCGCGTCAAAAATCTGCTGATGCACCTCGACTTTAGCGTTCATCAACTTCAAAGCACTATTTGCAGCTTTTTCCATTATCCGCGACGTTTCGCCCCAGTCAACTCCAAGCCTCTCATACAACGGCTCAGCCATCACATTAATATGCGGATAATTAAAAGCCAACGAAGCCAACATCTGACGCATAATCGGATACATCCGCGACAAGCGAATAGTCTTTTCTTCGTCAAGTCCCGGAAGATCTAGCTTCAACGCATAGGAATCGAGCAATCTTTGCCACGTTTTGTGACGCTCATCCATTGCATCTTTAGCTGTCTCTATTTGACTATGCCAAAAAGTTTTATCAGCGGCATCCATAAGTTCAATTCATAGTAACGTGATAACGACCAACACTTCGTCCATCATCGTCAAGGTCGTCGAGGATTTCTTTTCCATTCCCGTAAAGTTCATCAGCGTCTTTAGCCATTGGACGATAGAAGTGAATCATGCCGTAACGCCATTCATCTGCGGCGTGATCTTCAGCTTCTGTATTTAAATCTTCAATATTTCTTTCATCGCGTGGAAGCGAAGGAACTGTACGCACGAAATGATCATTCCATCCATCAAATACTTTAAAACTTCCATGCACTAATGCATCTTTGCAAGCACGCCAACCGTTAATCCTATCATTATTTGCACGTGTTAAATACAATCCTTCTTCTTGGAATACATCAGCAGGACTTTTAGTATACCGTTCGTGCAAACGTCTTTTAGTCCACATAGAAGGATCAGAGTAAATTAATGTAGGAGGCCTTCCGCCTGTAAACGGGCAAGATTCAATTCGCCGTCTGATTTCTCGCGCATGCTCAGATCCCGTACGTTCTCCTTGATAATATTCTAATATACGCCACACAATTCCGTCATAATCAATCGCATACAAGCCGAAAGAAGTAGGGGCAACTTCGCCATAGTCCATTGCGCCATACAAAGGCCAATCGACGGGAATGTCAAAAGACGGTTTAACAATTTCATTATGTTGCCACATCGAAAAATACTGGCCTGGGTAAATATCCCAATCACCGTCTAAATACGCTCTCCGCAAATGTTCGTCTTTTATCGCCTTCAGAATCTTTATGTACGCCGGGTCAGCAGCCATCAATGCTGGATTATCAAATACTTTTGCAGGTATGTAAGCAAAATCTTCAGCTTCTTCTACTTCGTTATCATATATCTTATCTACCCAAAGTCGTTTGACCCATAAATGCCCAACACCTCCAGGGTTTCCCGTAGCCCACATAACAGGCTTAACGCCAGCTTTAGATGTTCGATTTGAAGTGCTTAACATTTGCCATTGAAACTCTGTAAATTGTGTTACTTCTTCTACAAAGATATAATCAAATTCTTGGCCTTGATATTGAAATACGTCATCCTCATGCTCTGAGTGGCCAAACATTAGTTGAGAATGATTAGGCAAATACAATACATTTTCGCTCTTGTTGTACCAATTACGCATTTCAGGAAATTGGCGGAACAATGGTCTTACATGATTACCGTCAAGCTGTTTGAAAGTCCTTCGAATTATGAGTCCCGTTGTCCCTGGGTTCTCCATCAGCATTGTCAACATGATCAGTCTGCCGCCGTGACTTTTCCCTCCACCTCTCGCTCCCCCGTAAAAAGGATGCCGCGTACCCGCCTTCACGGATTCTAGTAGTTGGAACTGCTTCGGTTGCAGTCTGAAGTCGAACTGCAGGTTTTCTGTTTGTATTTTTGTTCTGCCCATGAGCTGACTTTACATTTCTTATATCTTCGTATTGAGGCAAGAATAATTCACCGATGTCACGCTCGTCAACCCCTAAACGACGATTTTCATTTACTATATCTTTGCACACTTCAATGCAATCAATAGGCTCTACTCCAAGAGATTCAAGATATATTTTCATAATTGGAGTAAACCAAATTTCTAATACAGAATCTCCATTAACCCAATCAGTTTTGTAATCATTATATAGATCACGCATATCCATATAAGATAACTCTTTTGCGTTGGCGATAGTACGCAGAGACCACTCTTTTTTTAGTATGCCCTCATGCACTCGGTGCATCCAATCAAAATCACGCCATTTATAAAGTATTTCTATAGTGTCGTTTAGCTGCCCCACAACAATAGCCAAGCAAAGTCTAAAGTACCGAGACTCTAATTCTATTTCCTCAGCAGTTTCTTCAGGCGCAAGAGAACTAATAGGCACAGACGAAATATCTATATCAACCGACATCTTCTGCAACCTCCAAAGCTTTATTTAGCTTAGACTCGTTAGTAGCTTCATATTTATCAATATTAACTACAATCTGTGGGCCTGTTGACATAGATTCGCCGTTTTCTTCAACTGCAATTAATCGTGTTTCTTCTCGCGCTTGAGACAAACATTTAAGCATTACATCATGGTTTTGCTCGTGTTCTGCTGCTTGATAATTTTCTTCTAGCCGTCTTAGTCTATTTGAATACGATGCAATAGGTATATGAGCAATAAGCATTGACCGCTTAGTTTGCTCTTTGTCTATTAAAGATTGCACACGTGGTTTAACTATTTCACGTTTTACTGACGCAACAGAAGTATTTAAAGCTTTTGCTATTTCTGAAGCCGTCTTTCCTTCATACACTAGCATTGTGACTAACGCAGACGCATCAAGCATCCTGCCATTGACTAACTCATCTTTAGGCTTAGCGTTTTTATTAAATTTACTGAGGTCGCGCATTAGCAGGTCCGACAGGTGCCATTTGTTGCGGTTGCATTGGCGGAGGTGGCGGACTTCTTAACGTATCAAAACGTTCTGTGCGCGCCATTAACTCTTGCAATAATTGCATCATTTGAGCTTGTGTTTCAGCGTCTCCTGCTTCTTCTGCATCCCGAGCTACCGCCATAATCATTTCAGCATCTTCAGGCAACATACCCGATATATCTATTTGCATTGGACCTTGAGGTCCATTAATCGTCATGATATTCGACGCCGCGTCTTCCTGCCCCATTACATTTAGGGAATCAGCCATTCCTGGCATTATCTATCTCCGCGTTGATTAACATCATAAGATATAGCGGCAGTTATACCGCCAAGAGGAAATGCTGCATTGGCAAGGACATTTGTAGGTCCGGCTGTTCTTTTAGGTATGCGTAATTCATCTTTGGCCCCAAATTGCACTTTGAGCAGTGCGGCTAAGTCTTCTTTTTTCTGTTGCATCAGAATACTTCTTGACGGGTACGATTGTATCTCATCTTGCAGTTCACGAATTTTATCTCTGCGTTCTTGTTCAGAATATGGCCTATCTCCAAATTCTCTAGGAACGCGGTCGGGATCAAACGTTGCATATCGAGAACGAATTTGTTGAGGTTCAAACACAGCATAAATGTCAGTTACCGGCCCGCCGTCTGTGGTGTTCTTCATTATAACGCCATCGTGACCTTTGTCCTTCGCTGTCTGAAGTAAGTCGTTGTACGACACTTCGCGGTAGTCTTCACCTTTAAAATCATGCACTAAAGGATTGGTCATACGCAACTTGACTGGCATTATATTCCCGCCTAAATTACTTCTTATCGCATAGGCCAGGTCTTCTTTTTTCTGTAATCTAGTAAGAGATTGCTTACGTAAATCCGCCCTTATTTTACCTTCCTCGTCTAGTTTTGTAATGTCTTCATCGTAGATTTGATCGTAAATCTTATTTATTCGATCACGCGCATCACTCGCTTCATTTTGAAGTCGTGCTTGTAATTTACGATGTTCTGCTTCAGTAAATCGGTTAAGTTTTACAGGGTCTGCGTCAACCACATATGCCAGAGCAGTTTCAGGATCAGCACTAAAAAAGAATGCTTTCCTAGCACTGGGTGCTTTTGTAGTCTTACCTAATAGTCCAGGATCAAAATCTGCTATATTACCTGCAGTCCCGTGGAACGCGTCAATGTTGAAGCCTTGCTTGACTGCGCGGTCTACTCTAGCTTTCTCTACGTCGGGTAAATCTTCTATAAACTGACGCCTTACAAAATCAGCCGCATCTGTAGATTGGCGCAACTGAGTTAATGCCGCTTCCCCAGGCACCTCTCCTCGTGCGACGGCTTGTTCATACAGTTGCTGTGATAATTTACCTTTCTGTGTAGGCTGTACATCAGGCTTAAGCTGTACATCAACAACATCTATATTTTTACGTCCTAAGCGTCGCGCAATTCCTCGTAAGGCGGCACTGCCTCCGAGAAAATCAAGCGCGGACATACCTTCAACAGTAGTCACCGGATCACTAACAGCTTCTAATACGCTTTGTCCTACTGCTTTTGCCGCTTGCTTAGGATCATCAACAGCTTGTCTTGCTGTAGTCTTTAATTGCTCTATTTCGGGCTCTCGTACTTGCAGCAACGCCCCTGTATCTTGAGCAGGATTAGCAAACAATAATCTAGGAAAAAGGTTAGCTAATCTTTTGTATAAGTTGTCTCCTTGATCAATATTTAGTTTATTCTCTAGCCTTTGCCCCATTTCTTGTAGCCCCGCGCCGAATTGCGCGACCACATCGGGAGCACCGCTAGGATAGTTATAAGGATCCATACGTAGCCTAGGGTCGGGTTTCTCTACGCCCAGCCTATTGATGAGATCCATTATAGATTCGCGTTGTGCCATCGTTTACTTTGCTATTAAATTCACTAACCGAATTTTTTCACTTTTTGAATTTTTTCAAAATTATAGCGAGACGAGGTTTTAAGTACCATCATCGCTTTGGTGGATGTGCCCCCCGCGGGGGGAGTTTGGTTCATCGAACAAGTGTTGAGCTTACCGAACAAGTGTTTGCCACGCCAATCAACTGTACCATAAGTCAATCAACTGTTTAGAATACCAATCACTCGTTGACTTTGCCGATCAAGTGTTAAGTATGCCAATCATTTGTTTTATGCGCTAAACTGTTCGGTATGCCAAACGTCTGTTAAGTATGCCAAACAGCTGCATTATGCACCATACAAAGATTATGACAACCCAACAAAAGTAGCGCAATATTAACTAAAGTTTACCCCTATATAATAAGGTATGGACGATCAACCGTCAAGATGCACAAATGTTCACTAATCATACCCAATCAAAGCGAAAATAAATATGAAAAAAAGTAAGAAAAAAAAGCATTTAAAGGGAACCTTTGAGCAATACGGCGCGTCTAATATATGTAGTCAAAAGGGAAAGAAAAAAAGAAAATAAAAGACATTTTTTCGGAACCTTTTGGAATGTTCAAGAGTCTAATATATAACAAGGAAAGGGAAGCAGGTTCGAAAGCTACAGCCTAACAAGCTATCAAAATTAAATAAGGCGCGATAAGATAACATAGAGAAACTTATCTAATCAAGCTAAGAGTAGCGAGCATATAGACTAAAAAAGTCTTTGCCATGACCTTGACAAAGCTCTTACGCCATGACGGAACTTGCCAGCCAACATTGTCAATCCCTTAAAAAGAAAGCATTAAATCATTATGGCACGTTCAAAGTTTGAGGATCTGAGTGTAGTAAGTGAACTGGACAGTTTCACGATTCGTCAACACGTATCAATGAAAGGTGGCGAACCGATCACTACACCTGGAGGCAAAGTTATCGAGTATCCAATTGCTCGTATCTCAAGGGATAATAGTGAAGGCGTTGATGTGGCCGAATTGGTCGAAGCTCTAGACAGTGCGTTTAAAAGTCACTGGGAAAACAATTTAGATGCGCCGGATCATATCGAGTTTCCAAGTCTGGCCTATCGGATTTGCATTGGCCTAAATCATGCACATAGCTTGGAACACGACGGTCGTTGGCCGTCGGGCGTACCTTCCTATCGCTTCGAATCCTTTAAGAAGGATTTAATAGAAGCAATTAGCAATTCTTCAGATGCTACTACAGATGCTGAAGTGCTGAGACTCAAAGATAACTATCCTGAGTATTTCACACGGTGGCAAGCCGAGACAGCGGCCGCACAAGCCGCGCTTGCAAGTCTGTAAAGAGTAAGTTTTAAGGGGCGGGGTGCTTTCATAGGCTCCGCCCTTAACAAGACAAGGGATTAAAAAAATGCTTGAAGGTTCTACGTTGGACTATGACGTTATTGATAAAATGTCAGAGATTGAATTATGGAGAAATTATCAAATCTTCCGTAATTGGCTTGCAATAATCAATCAGAAACCGATAGTTGAGTGTAGTGAGGCCGAAATCAATAATTTACGTTTTGGCCTTAAAATCAAAAAACAATTAAAACAAGTTTTAGAAGAAAACGAGATAAATATACGTTTACCTTAGAACTTAGCCTCTGGCCTTCGGGCTGGAGGTTTTTGTATGTATACCAGAATCATAAATTCGGTTACTGAAGTTATACACTGGTTTTGAGTTTTTGCTTTGCTTTGAATGAATTTTATAATTTTTAAACAAGGGTTTAATAGTTTAAACTTGGTTAAGTCTATGTAAATAAAGGACTTGCGAAACTTTGAAACTTTGAAACAATTAAACAAGGCTCGCTCTTATCCCACAAAGAGATATATATAAATATATATAAAAATATATGTATTTTATATAAAAGAATAGTTAGTTTCCCTTTCGGTTTGCTCGCTCGAAATAGGGCAGTGTTTCAATGTTTCAATGTTTCAAAGTTTTATAACCTCAATAAAAACAGTGACTTAAATTAGGGTAAACTATTAAACCATAAGTTTAAAAGTTATGTAACTTAAATAAAAACAATGACTTAGAATTATTATAGACTACCCTCAGAAATCTGAGACTGCCCTAACTCTAATAAAAACAACAATTTAAGTAAAAACCCTCAAAAAAATACCATATTTTACGATATTATGTAAAGTTCATAAGTCCAATAAAAACAACACCTTAATCTTTGGCACGATTTTTGCACTATATATAGTCCAAGCCATACTATAACTTCACGCATACGGGAGCCAACCCATGCAACCGAATAAAGAACTACTGGAGTATCTAAACGATACTCACTCAGCAGAACTTAAATCCCAACTGATGGATATAAACGCTGAAATTGCACAACTACGCGATCTCAGCAATGAAATACTAATTGAGTTGTGTAAGCGCACAACTCCAAAGTATAACGTAGGCAAAATACTCCAAAGACTTAATGAGTTTGGGGACAAGAAAAATGTAAAAATCACAAAGGCTGTTGCTACTGCAAAAGGATGGAAGTATACTTGCAGTCAGGCTGGCGTATTAAGTGGGATAAAGACATATCATATAGATGAGTCTTTATTGCATGATTTAAATCTTAATGAAAAAGATTTTTATACTACAAGTCCTAAAAACTCATGGCATCGTAAACCCAAGCGACAGAAGAAAGGAGAAAATACGCCATCTGTCAAGATTGATGCAGCAACACAAGACAAAATAAACGCGCTATTAAACATATAGGAGCCAACCCAATGAATATCGTCGCATCTCCCGCATATGGCCGAGATTACAAAAGCAAGAAAGACGTAATCCAAGCATGGAATGATGGTAAAGATTTTATTAATGAATCTCAATTGCATACTGGCGGCGGCACATACATTAGTAAAGATGATATGCAGTCAGGAGACAAAGTTGAATTGCGCTATAATCGTATGCTACACCTTACTTTTGTGGAGGTTGCATAATGAATATCCCCAAGCCTTTCATTCCATCTAATAAACTCAATATTACCATTGAAATTGACGATGTAGATTGGAACACACTCAAAGAAATGACGAACTGTGGAGACTATCTCGATAATTCGTTATATGAAAACGCATTAATAAATGGAATCATTACCCAAATTTTAGAGCAAAAACGCGCTTCAGATGCAAAGTTTGACGCATGCGTTAAGACTTGGGAGAATGATAATGTCTGAAAACGAAGAAACATTAAGTCAAACACTACAACAAAATGACTTTGCGATAAGCAAAGTAAACGAAGAAGTAGTTGAGTTTAGTCGTGTGAGCATTTTCGGCAAACCTGTAACTCGACGCTTCAATATGAAATGGAATAGTTTTGTGCTTAATTTACAATCTTGGATTAAAAATGAAAAACTAATCCAAGATGCATTTCCTAATTTTTCAGACGCAGAACGTGAGTTTCTTATAACAGGGTTAAGTCCCGATGCATGGGATAAAATATTTGATGAATCGGATAATGCAGATATAGAGTTGTCCGAAGAACCTGACCATTAATTCGGAAACCGAATTTATCATGGATCATCCTTGTATCAAATATATTGACGAATTATTCTTTCCACCACTCGAAGAACAAGACATAGTTGTAATGTCTTATTGGAAAGATTATACTTGTGAGCGGGTATCTGACCCACATCAGCCTCAAAGGGGCTATAGAGGTAAAACTATTCGTAAAGTAAAGGGAGTCAAAAACCGTAACCTTAACCCAAAAGTTATTTTAACTCGCACTAATCGCGTCCTGGCTCCCGCGCATTAGTGCTGTAAGGGGTGACATACTCCCTTTTTGTCACCCCTTACACTTTTTACGGAGTAATATAATGAATACAGACGTAGACCCAAAGTATTTAGAAAAACGTATATTTGTTAATTTTAATAAAGAAATTCGTGAAGTAATTGGAGATTGGGAAATAAACGGGGAGGCTTACTACAAGCTCCGTCCCACTCCCACAAGTGCAAGCGGAGCGACTGTAAAAATCGCAGACGCAGAAGTGATAGATGTCGATGCATCTCTTATAATTCCCGTTGAGTCTATGACCGACGCCGAGCTTGAACAAGCATTAAGTGATGCTGAAAACGAGAGACTTATCGTCAGTGATCGTAAGCAAGCTAAAGCAGCTCGAACTAAGAAAGCAGCCAAAGCTGTAATTCCCACAACAAAAGAATTTCAGGATAAAATGAATGCATTACTTAACCTTTAACGGATTGCATTTATCCTTACTCGTAATATTTATCATGACTATTGCTTTTTTACTTCACAAGAGACTAAACAAGTAATGCAAACCTTTTTGCCTTTAGAATCATTTAGCGAAAGCGCAAAAGTATTAGATTATAAAAGGCTCGGTAAACAGCGAGTCGAAGCTAAACAAATATTAAATGCATTGCGTGAAAAAACAGGATGGAAAAATCACCCTGCTACACGCATGTGGGAAGGATACGAGCCTGGACTAATTTTTTATATGAATACCATGATTCAAGAATGGATAGATCGTGGTTATAATAACACGATGCCTATATCTTGGGATATTGACGAAAAAATACAGTATCCTAATTGGTTTGGCGGAGAAATCCACACAACCCATCGTAGTGCTTTGTTGTATAAAGACTACGAGTTTTACAGCAGATACGCCTGGAAAGAATCTCCTGAGCTTAATTATTTCTGGCCGGAGCCACTATGCGAACAGGGATAGATAATAAAAACAGAGTTATCAAACTGGATAACTACTCATTAAGTCTTTTTAGGGAATGTCCCAGAAAATACTTTAATCGCATAGAAAGCGGTTTGACTCCTGAGACATCCTCTAAATCATTAGCACCTGAGTTGTTGTTCGGTATCGCAATTCATCGTGCGATGGATACACTGTTTAATGAGCAAGACTTAGACTTAGCGTGTGAGCGTTTCCTCGACGCGTATCAACCAGTGCCTGAAGATACTAAACGCACTCCAGGTCGAGGCGTAAGTATCATAGAAGATTATTGGGAACGGTGGAGCCGAGAAAATGATCGTTACGAGTTAAGCGTATCAGAAGTTAAGTTTGAAGTCAACATAGGGCAGGTTCCCAGTATTGATGGTGAGCCGTCTTACGATGTATTTTACGGAGGACTTATAGACAAAGTTCTCATGCGAAATGATCAAGTGCTTTTAATGGATCATAAAACATCCAGTTGGGAAAGCACTTATCTAATTCCGGCATACGCCCAATCCCAACAATTTAAAGGGTATGTTTGGGCTGCTCGCAAACTTAATGCTGCATTTGCTTCTTGCACACAACTCATTGTAGATGTATTACTTATCAAGCCTAAAAACAATGATTTCTTTCGTAGCGAAATCATTTGTAATGAAGATGACTTAGAAGAATGGCGCGAAGGTATACTTCAGACTATACAAATGATGTTGATGTGCAAACATACTAACACTTGGCCACAGTTCGGAAAGGAGTCATGCACTAATTGGAATAGGCTGTGCCCTTATTTTGAATTATGCGACGCTAAGAAATTCTTACGTCGTGGCATGCAAGAATCTTTATACACCACAGATTTCTGGGATACAAGTAACCGATGACACGTAAACATTACAAAATAATAGCAGAGGCGATGGCTGAAAGTAAGCCGAAAGAATACGACGATATAGATGATGCCGTACATTATCGAGCTTTCCTGGCAGTGTGGAAAGCTACAGTTGAAACATTAGCAATACGTTTGGGGAACAGCAACTCGAACTTCGATAAAGATAAATTTCTTGACGCCTGTAATTACTACAAATAGGAGCCACGCAATGCCTGTAGAATTTGACGGAGCTGATACTGCAAATCCTGGACCAGTAAAAAACTTACTTTACGGTGAACCAGGTATGGGAAAGACCTTTAGTCTTAGATCGTTGCCTAAGTCCGCACTTCCAGCATTACTTATAGATTTAGATAGAGGTGCTACGTCTGTATTAGGCGGCTTCGAAGAAGGAGAGCTGCTCGGTTTCATTCCTGACCGATTTGCAAAAGTAGGCAGAAAAGAAGCCCCTGTTGCTTACGAGCAAGTTAAAGATAAGCTAAACGAAATCCATAGCGACGATGCAATAAAAACTGTCATAATTGATTCATTTACAGAATTGTATCAAAATATAATGGATTACGTAATGCACAAAAACAACAAAGCGTTAGACAGTGCGCCAACACAGCCCGACTACGGTATGGCGATGCGTTTTTGTATTAAGTTTGTCGAAGCTCTAAGCGAACTTAACAAACACATCGTAGTGATTTGTCACGAAGCTAATCACACTAACGAAGTGACTGGAATTACTAAAGTTACTCCTGCGTTGACTGGTCAGTTAGCCTCTAAGATTCCTGGCTACTTCGACAATGTGCTTCACGCTAAAGTAAAAGGTAGAGGCGAGAAGCGAGAGTATATCTGGGAAACCGTTCCTAACGGATTGTATATCGCACGCACTCGCACACAAGGTTTAGATACAGAAATTCCACAAGATTTTAATTTATTAATAAGGGATTAACGATGTCAACGTTAGTTAAGTTTGATTGGCCTAATGATTTCTTTGATAGTGATTTAAAAATAGAAGTTCTTATATGGCCATCTGTAGAGGAAGCCACAAAACCTAAAAAGCTTCACACGCTAAAAGCAGGTATTCATGTGTATAGCGCAAAAGAATTACTGCAACATGAGTTTGAGCAAAGCTCAGAATTCACGATAGAAAAAGCTACATTGATTTCTTATGTAGGTCAAGTAGAATTATGTGATTTCTTAAGTGATGGCGCGCTTGAAGAAATCGAAAATTATTATTGGGAAAATATTCACGAAAACTTATGACAAGTAAAGACGAATTTAATCTTTTAAAAAGTGGAGAGCTTTCTCGAGACTCTACTAACGCTTTTTCGCTTGTTGTTACGCAAGATGAAATAGATTTATTAGTGCATCTCTTGCATAATGACATTGACAGAAAACTACGTCACGATACCGATCCCTCCGTGGCACAGTCAATTTTTGCTAAGATTATTGACTTAGGATTGCTTTCTGAAAGAAAGGATGCGGAATCAGGGCAATAATTTCGGGATATGAATTTAATCTATAAAAACACGAAGGACTAAACATGACTGAAGCAACGCTCGACTTCGGAAGCTGGGAATCAGAAGAAAAGAACCTTAGTACTACCGTGCCTGCCGGAACGTATGACCTGCAATTAGATAAGTGGGAATACCGCGAATCTAAAAACAAGGGCACGGCCGGAGTCAACTTTATGTTTAAGGTAGTTCAAGCCGATGACTCATCTCTTAACGGTCGAGTGATTTTTCACTGGGCAGGTTGGGGAACTTTTTTCTTTCGTTCGTGTGTCATGGCACTGTTCGAGGATCGACTCAAAGAGTTGAATGGAATGGATCCTGACAGCGCGGAATACGAATCGAGCAAGCTAAAGTTAAATCTAAATGACATTCAGAATGATATGTCTGAAGATTTAGACGAGGCTATAGGTTCTATTGTCATCGCAGAAGTTGCAGTTAATACTTGGAATAATGAAACTACTGGAGAGAAAGGAGAGAACAATAAAATCTCTAAGTTTCATCAACAAAGCTAAGTAAATTTATAAAAGCCAAGAGAAGATTAAGATGTGGGGGCATCTTAGTTTGTAAACGCAATATGTCCTTCAGATCGTCTGAAGGGTTTGCAAACCTGTAAAATCGGGGGATTTGCAGTTCTTCTCTTGGCTTTTTTTT